GTCCTACTACATCTTCACCAACAACAACCACCAACCAACCAACACCCAACAACCAACCAACCAACACGCCTACCGAATGCCGCGCCACCAGGCTCATTGTGCTGCTAACCGCAACGCGAAGAACCGGGTGGCGCGGTTGCACGCCTCACCTCCAATTACCTTGGATGCTGGCCAGTGCGAGCCTTACGACGACTCAGGTCGCCTGAAGGTTGTTCCGGTGCGCGAGTTCTCGTTCGTGGTCCCCCACGAACTCAGCGAGGGCAAATTCTCTTATGAGGATGCAGTCAACCCCATCAACCAGTTGGGGCCTGTACTGCGCCAAGCTGTCCCAGTTGCTACTGGCAACGACTTTTCAAGTTTCATGGCCGCCTTTAACAAGCGAACCAACTTCGAGCAAGCTTCGGAGCCTGGCGGCAGTGACGACATCGATCCGGTTGTGCTGAAGGGCGCACTCCGCTTGATCGAGACTATGCCACAACTTGAATCGTGGGATGAGAACGACTCCGACCGCTCCCGATGGATCGACAAGTTTGTCGAGCGTAAGCAGAGAGCAATGAAGGAGGCCTATAGTAATATTGCATGGGCGGACCCGGCTTATCTTGGTACCAAAGATCTGTCGGTGAAGCAAGAGATTCTTATAAAGAGGGACGATCCCACCTGGGCACCCCGCGTCATCTATGCTGGAAATGATGCTTTTAACGCAATCACCGGACCCGCCAGTATGGTGGCAATGGAACGGTTGTGTCGCATGTCCAAACTCCAAGCCCTGGGCGGGCTGGAGGTCATGTACGCATATAAAACTAGTGACGTAGAACTCTGCAATTTCATCATCGATGATCGCTACCCTGAAATCTTTGAGGGCGATTTTTCGCGAAACGACCGGGAACAGCGGTCGGGCGTCGCGGTCATCTATGATGCATGGTTAGGCAAACTCGGAATGCCCAATTGGTTCCGCAGTTTACTGTTTTCTCTCGAGCACTACAAGGTGCAGAACAAGAGATTCGGGTTTCGTGCCCGGTGTAAGTATGCATTACCCACCGGCACGACCTCCACCACACCTAGAAACTCCTCGTACAATTACACCATGGCAGCTTACCACTGCCACAAGGCGAGAGTTCGTGGCAAGGCCGTCATCCTTGGAGATGACATCTTAAAGGCGCTAGATCGGCCTATCCAGTTGCGCAGCTGGGTGGACACCGTCGCGCTGTTCAAAATGGTCTTGAAAGCCAAGAGACCTGAATTAGAGGGTGAGTCAACATTCTTGTCCCGACGCTTGTTCGTCGATGTTGACCAACCCTGTATGGTCCCTCTGATAGGGAAGATGTTAGTGCGTTTCAATTGTCGCGGTACTATGAACGACCAATGCACTGATTCTCAATACATGGCGGGCAAGGCACTCAGTTACGCGTACGAGTGTCGGCACGTCCCCTTCTTACGCAAATACTTCCTCCGACGCTATGAAATGGAGGATGCAGAGGCTGTCACTCTGGATGACTTGACGTGGTTTGCACGCACGTCCGGAGTCGACCTTACAAACATTGTCCAGGCAATCGAGTCTGAGCGCCATCTAGTTACTGACGACCAATTCGAATGCTGGCTCATCCAATATCACGACTGTACTTTGGTCGAAGTGAGCGAGCTTTTCGAAGCGGTCATAGTTAGCGCTGAGCAGGTTACCCTGGACTTGCCAAACATTGAGTACTTCCGTAAGGACTATGAATAGCAGTCCGGTTCCTGGCTGGAGGTCCCTTCGGGTCTGATCTCGGGTTAGTTACCAGTGCAAATGCCGTGCAGCCGCGCTGCTAAACAACTTACTAC